CTAAGGTGTAGCGGTTGTATCCATCCACCTCAACTTGAGTCAGTACCCTGCCATTGAAGGGCGATATTAAATCACCATGCTTTGCTAGTTCCTGCTGTCTAGTGTCTATCATGTTATGCTACCTCCTCAGCTGTAACGTAATGCTCGGCCAATTCCTGCCAGCTGACAACGCCTAGATCAATCAAGTCTTTAAACATCGGGGGCACTTCTGCCTCTTCTAGCATATCCCACACTGTTTCTTCTATGTAGTCAGCCATCAAACTCTGCCCCTCATTGGCTATGTCTTGGAAGTACTCGCCCAACCATAGGTTGATAACCCAAGTTTCTCTGTTCGTCCAACCGTTGTAGTCTGTCTTCATTTTGTGTTTCTCCATTGTAAATTTTAGTTTACCCAGACGCCCAATATAGGCGTTTCGCTTGAATCTCGCAAGCTCATCAGTGGGTTTAATAACCTAACCAGCTCAAAACATCAAGCCCTATGTATTCCTCCTTTCTGCCTACCTCATCAAAGAACTCTTGAGGGTCTAAACCATGCGCCTTAATTTCCGCTATGGCTTCCCGCCTTGTTACTGTTGCTTCTATTGCATCATTATAAGACATAACACTATTCTCCTGTTTTAATTACTTTTTTAATCCAAATTACGCGCTTTCTACTGTTAGAATCTGCTGCCCAGTCTATCATCTCACCGTCACGTATACAGGTTATGTGGCGATTACTCAATATTAAAAACGTGCCGCGCTTTGGGCATTTTCTCTTAGCTGTTACTAAAGTCTTACCCATTGATATACTGCAAGGCTCTAAGCGATACCCTAGCTGCTCTAAGGCTTGCTCGTATACACGGTGGGGTGTTGCTTTCCTGTTCGGTCTCCCTAGCCTTTGCATTATTCGGTAAGCTTTGCCAAAGGCTATCTGAGCTGCTGCTGCAACCGCGATTACCCCACAACAATTATCCTCATTGTAATACTTAAGAGCAACGTGCTTTAATTTGTTGAAGTCGTGCTTGTGTTCTTTCATTGTCTCACCTCACTATTAAACGCTAAACAATGCAAACCACACTAGGCTCACATTGGTTAGCGCTTAGCATTGACTCGCTTTAATCCTTACACCAGCCCGAAGGCATTCTCAGATCATACTAAGCGAGTCGCTAAGCACTTAATCCTAAGCTAGTATGCTTCGCTTTGCTATCGGCTGCCGTGGCCCACTATAGCTAGCTAATCGCTATGCTTAGGTGCCTTGATGTGTTTGCTTGCTCGCTTAAGGGTAAACTCACAAGCCACGGCTTGACCCCTTAAATACTTGTTTCTCCCGCAAGCCTTAACCTCAAGACATGAACAGAGTATGGATCAAGTGCTTTGATAATGTCAAGCACTAATTGAAAATAATTGTAATTAATTTTAGATTGTCTTTGGAATCATAGGGTTACAGGTGTAAAAACTTAGGTCTTAGGGTCTCAATGGCGGGATTCTGGGGTATCTGTGGTTGGCTAATGGGTTGGCTAATGGGTTGGCTAATGGGTTGGCTAATGGGTTGGCTAATGGGTTGGCTAATGGTCGCCATAGGCACCCCCTAAGATTCTCACGCCTCCCGCTTGGGATTGTCCAATGGTTATCCAATGGTTGCCAGTGTCAGCCTTAGGCATGGCCCTGAGACCCTTAGGGATGGCCTGAGATCCTAAGGCTACCGCTGGCTAACCCCTGCTGCTAAACGCGCGCGAGCGCATGGGGTCTTTATCGCGCACGGGGGGGAGGGTAGTTCTCTTAGGTTTTATTGTAGTACCACCTTAGACACTAAAAAGGGCCATTTTGAACACTAAAGTGCACCAAAAAGAAGCATTTTAGTACACTAATAGGCACTAATTATTGTGTAATTCTGTAGATCAACTTCTTGAATCTCATAGATTTTATCAATGGTTGACTAAATGGTCAAATGGCGGGCTAATGGTAGACACAACAAGAGGCTTAAGACAAATAGTTTAGGGTTTCTACTAGAAAGTTCTTGACTTTTAACTAAAAATGTGCTATAATATACAGGTATACTAAGGAAGCATAAAGAGATTACTTTTAAGAAATTAATTAAAGTAATATTCTAAAGCTGCCTTAGGTATCTTTCTAAAGTATCTCATAGCAATACTAGGAGGCAATACTTTTGCTTGAAGAAATACCCAAAAGAAAACGGGGTAGGCCTAAAAAAGTCCTTGTTGAGTCTAACAAGAAGGGTGGTAGAAATGCCGTAGGTAGGCCCAAAGGTGACGCTGCTATCATTAATGAGTACAAAGCTCGTATGTTAGCCTCCCCTAAGTCACAGAAAGTGTTGGACAGTATCATGAATGCTGCTTTGGACGATGACCATAAGCATCAAGCAGCAGCATGGAAGTTAATGATGGACAGGATGTTACCCGTAAGCTACTTTGAGAAGGATAAGCTTAATGGAGGTAGGTCTTCCATATCCATCAACATAACGGGTGTAGGTTCCCAAGAAACAACCATCACGGACAATCCTGAAGTTATGGAAGGGGAATACACAGAATATGAGTAATGAGTTTAAGTATTTTACTTATGAAGAGTTTGACTGTCAAGAGACAGGTAAGAATGAAATGTCCATAGCTTTTATTCATCGTTTGGATGAACTAAGAGAAAAGTGTGGTTTCCCCTTTACTATCACCAGTGGCTATAGAGATAGATCTCATAGTGTAGAAGCTAAGAAGTCCACTGTAGGTCAGCATGTCTTAGGTGTGGCTGCTGATATAGCTGTAAAGGACGGTAATCAAAAGCATGTACTTATTAAACATGCTATGGAAATGGGCTTTAAGTGCGTAGGGGTTGCTAAGACCTTTATTCACGTTGATGACAGAAGGGGTGTCCCTGTGGTTTGGTCTTACTAAGTAATGTCAGATCAACAACTAAACATATCGCTGCTACCGTGGCAACAACAAGTCTGGGAAGACCCCACACGCTTTAAGATTGTAGCAGCAGGTAGACGTACAGGTAAGTCCAGACTTGCAGCGTGGTTATTGATTGTTAATGCATTACAGACTGACAGAGGTACTGTCTTTTATGTCGCCCCTACGCAGGGTCAGGCTAGGGACATTATGTGGGAAACCCTAATGAGCTTAGGTCAACCCGTCATAGCGTCCAGTCACATTAACAATTTACAAATAAAATTAGTGAACGGTGCTATGATCTCCCTTAAAGGTGGGGACAGACCTGAAACTATGCGTGGTGTGTCTTTAAGGTACTTAGTCTTGGATGAGTACGCAGACATTAAGCCTGACGTATGGGAACAGATCCTAAGACCAGCACTAGCTGACCAAAAGGGTCATGCGCTGTTCATTGGAACCCCTATGGGGCGTAACCACTTCTATGACTTGTATCAGTACGCAGAACTAAGTGATGACGATACGTACAAAGCATGGCACTTTACTAGCTATGACAACCCTCTACTGGAGAAGGAAGAAATAGACACAGCTAAAAAGTCTATGTCTAGCTATGCCTTTAGACAAGAGTTTATGGCATCCTTTGAAGCCAAAGGCTCAGAGATGTTCAAAGAGGACTGGGTTACTTTTGCTGATAACAAACCAGAACACACGATTGTTACATCTCAGTGGATTTAGCGGGGTTTCAGGACGTATCTAAGAAGAAGTCTAAAAACACTCGTCTTGATAATACAGCCATTGCGGTAGTCTTTGTGAATGAAGATGGTTGGTACGTAGAGAACATTATCTACGGTAGATGGACTCTGGACGATACAGCACAGAAGATCTTCCAAGCCGTCAGGGACTACAAGCCAATCTCAGTGGGTATTGAAAGGGGTATAGCAAAGCAAGCGGTTATGTCTCCCCTAACGGACATGATGAAGCGTAACAGCTTCTTCTTTAGGGTTGAAGAACTAACTCACGGCAACCAGAAGAAGACTGACCGTATCATGTGGGCCTTACAGGGTCGCTTTGAGAATAATATTATACAGTTAAGCAAGGGAGAATGGAATAGTCGTTTCTTGGACGAACTCTTTCAGTTCCCCGACCCGCTAACTCACGATGACTTAGTGGACGCCTTAGCTTACGTGGATCAATTAGCCAAAGTTGCTTACGCAGGGGACTTTGAGCAGTACGATGATTTTGAAACCTTAGACTCCGTAGCAGGATATTAAATATATGGAAGATTACAACGAAGAACACAAGCCGTTGATGATTGATGAGGCTTTGGAGGATTGGGTCATTACTAAATGTGACTCATGGCGGGATCACTTTGAAGCTAACTATGCACAGAAGTTTGATGAATACTATCGTCTTTGGCGTGGCATCTGGGCGCAGGAAGACGTAACCAGAGATTCAGAACGATCTCGTATCATTAGCCCAGCCCTACAACAAGCAGTGGAGAGTTCCGTTGCAGAAATTGAAGAAGCAACCTTTGGAAGAGGAAAGTTCTTTGACATCACTGACGATGCTAATGATCCTGACAAAGCTGACATTGTTTATCTCCGTAATAATCTTCATAAGGATTTTGAGAAGACTAAGGTTAGAAAAGCTGTTGCGGAGTGTCTTATCAATTCCGCTGTATTTGGCACAGGGATTGCGGAAGTTGTTCTTTCCGATGAAAAAGAAATGATGCCAGCCACCCAGCCTATTATGGGAGGGGATTTAACCGCTGTGGGTGTTAATATTGTTGACAGGACTGTCTGTCGCCTACGCCCCGTAATGCCTCAGAACTTTCTTATTGACCCCGTAGCCACCTCCGTGGAGGACGCTTTAGGCGTTGCTGTGGATGAGTTTGTCTCCGCACACACCGTTGAGCAGCTACAGGAAGCTGGAGTTTACAAGAAGTGTCACGTAGGTTCAGCAGCCCCAGACTTTGACATTGAGCCAGATCAAGACCTAACCACCTACGCAGACGACAAAGTACGTCTTACTAAGTACTATGGGTTAGTACCTGCTTACTTGTTGGCTGACGCTCAGGCTCAGTTAGCTAAGAGTAATGATGACGACGACGATGAAGTTGAAGAAGAAATCATTGAGATGGACGGTGAACTGGAAACTGATTCAGAAGAGTACTACGTAGAGGCCATCGTAGTTATTGCCAATGGTGGTATTCTTCTTAAAGCGGAAGAAAACCCCTACATGATGCAGGACAGACCCATTGTGGCATTCCCATGGGACGTTGTACCGTCTCGCTTCTGGGGTCGTGGAGTCTGTGAGAAGGGCTACAACAGCCAAAAGGCGCTGGACGCAGAGATTAGAGCACGTATTGACGCTCTGGCCCTTACAGTCCATCCTATGATGGCTATGGACGCTACACGTATCCCCAGAGGCTCTAAGCCTGAGGTACGTGCGGGTAAGCTTATCTTGACCAATGGTAATCCAGACGAGATCCTAAAGCCCTTTAACTTTGGGCAGGTCAGTCAGATTACCTTTGCACAGGCTGACGCATTACAAAAGATGGTACAAACCGCTACAGGAGCCATAGACTCTGCGGGTATCTCAGGGAGTATTAACGGTGAAGCAACGGCTGCTGGTATTAGTATGTCTCTCGGTGCTATTATTAAGCGCCATAAGCGTACACTGATTAACTTCCAAGAGTCCTTCCTAATCCCCTTTGTAACCAAAGCTGCACACCGATACATGCAGTTTGACCCAGAGCACTATCCTGTCTCTGACTATAAGTTTAATGCTACGTCCACTTTGGGCATCATGGCCCGTGAGTACGAAGTAACACAGCTTGTACAGCTCCTACAGACCATGAAGGCAGACTCTCCGTTGTATACGTCTTTGATTAGTGCAATCATTGATAATATGAACCTGTCCAACCGTGAAGAGCTGATGCAACGCCTAGAGCAAGCAGGACAGCCCACTCCAGAGCAGCAGCAGGCCCAACAAGCCACGCAGCAGGCTCAGATGGAGTTCCAGCAGTCTCAGACAGCGGCCCTCGCAGGACAAGCTCAGGAGTCTCAGGCAAGGGCGCAGAAGATTGCTATGGAAACACAGCTTATGCCTCAGGAGCTTGAGATTGATCGCATGAAGGCCGTAACGACTAACTTAAAAGCTGGCACTGAAGACGATAAAGAATTTGAGCGTAGACTTAAAGTAGCCGATATGTTGTTAAAAGAAAAGGCTACTAAAAAAGCTACACTTAATACTAAAAAAGCTACACCCAATAACACTATCCCAATGCAACCGAGAGGGCCAAATGGTCAGTAACAGAGAACTAGAAGAAATCGTAGCACAAGTTAATCGTAACTTTGCTTTACTTTTTGAAAGACTGGAGGTTTTAGAAAGTGCCGAAGAAGAAAGACTCAAAGCTGGAAAGGGCGGGAGTAAGCGGTTACAACAAGCCAAAGAGAACGCCTAACCATCCAACTAAGTCCCACGTAGTCGTTGCCAAAGAAGGCGACACAACAAAGACAATTAGGTTTGGACAGCAAGGTGTGAGTGGTGCGGGTAAAGCCCCTACAACTGAGAAAGAGAAAGCCAGACGCAAATCATTTAAAGCTCGTCATGCGGCAAATATTGCAAAGGGTAAAATGTCAGCGGCTTATTGGGCCAACAAGGAGAAATGGTAATGCCAAAAGTAGGTGGAAAAAGCTATAGTTATGACAAAGCTGGTATGGCGGCTGCTAAGAAAGCAGCTAAGAAGACTGGTAAGAAAATGACAATGGCAGGTAAGAAGACTAAAAAATAGCTTGACTTTTTGTCTAAAATATGGTATAATATACCTGTACATTAAGTACACAACTTTAATCTGTCCTTTAAAGGAGAAACAGTGAACGATCAAGAATTTGAAGACTATACCAGAAGTATGCAAGAAATGTTCCGAAGCTCAGGCTGGGAGTATTTCTTAAACGATCTCAGAGGAAGCGTCCCAAACGTCAACTCCGTTGAGGTCACTAAAGACTTAACAGACTTATTCTTTCGTAAAGGTCAGCTTGCAATCATGGCTAATGTTCTTAACCTTGAAGCACAGCTAGAAAGCGTTATTGAAGAACGCAATAACCCACAGGACAACGATCAGGAGGAAGCCGCTTAATGCGTCTTCTTTTTGACTTCAGATGCCCTGACAATCACGTTACGGAGGCCCTAGTAGCCTCCGACGAGACAGAACACACCTGTGGTTTATGTAATAAAATTGCAACTAGAATCATATCTCCCGTTCGTTGCTCACTTGACCCCATCAGTGGGGACTTTGTAGGTGCTACTATGAAGTGGGCTAAACAACGCGAACAGAAGATAAAACTAGAAAGAAAGGCAAACTCGGAGTAGACCTTTCTTATACAAACCATGTCACTCCATAATACGTTAGTACGGAGATTTAATAATGGCTACACTCTTAGATGAGCGTCTTGATGACGAAGAACAACCAGACGAAACTGAACAGGCTGGTGATTTTGAAAATGACCCTGTAGAGCAGGAAACTCAATCAGAAATCCCAGACAAGTACAGAGGTAAATCCGCAGAAGATCTTGTACGGATGCACCAAGAAGCTGAAAAGCTCTTGGGCCGTCAAAGCTCTGAAGTAGGTGAACTAAGACAGGTTGTTGATAGTTATATTCAGACACAACTCTCAAACCAACAAGCACCACAACAACAAGAAACTGTTGATGAGGTGGATTTTTTCTCGGATCCAGAAGAGGCCGTTAAACGGGCCATTGATAATCACCCAAAGATCAGAGAAGCTGAGAACATCAGTAAGCAGTACCAAAAGACCACTGCCCTGTCTCAACTTCAGAAAGATCATCCCGACATGCAAAACATTTTGACGGATGATAAGTTTGCGGAATGGATTAAAGGCTCAAAGATACGGACTCAACTGTACGTACAAGCAGACAAGCAATACGACTACGAAGCTGCACACGAACTGTTTACCCTTTGGAAAGAACGTAAGCAGGTTGTACAACAAACAGCTAATGCTGAAAAGCAAGGTCGTAAGCAAGCTGTAAAGAACGCATCAACTGGCGCAGCCACTGGTAGTTCTGAAACGAAAACGAGAAAGATTTACCGAAGGGCAGACATTATTAAACTTATGCGTACAGACCCTGAGCGGTATCAATCATTGTCCGATGAGATTATGAAGGCTTACCAAGAGGGGAGGGTACGAAACTAATCTATTAAGGAAAAAATATTATGGCTACTTCAGTATGGCCCAGCCAAACAGGTGCAGTAGATAATGCTCGCGCCGCAACGTTTATCCCCGAAATTTGGAGTGACGAGATTGTCGCTGCTTATCAAGCTAACTTAGTACTTGCTAATCTCGTTAAGAAGATGGCAATGACTGGTAAGAAAGGGGACACCATCCACATTCCTAAGCCTACCCGTGGCGTTGCTACTGCTAAAGCAGCAAAGACCGCTGTAACGATTCAGGCAGACACTGAGAGTGAAGTACAAGTCGTTATTGACAAGCACTTTGAATACTCTCGCATGATTGAAGACATCACCGAAGCACAAGCTTTGTCTTCACTACGACAGTTCTACACTGGTGACGCAGGGTACGCCCTTGCCAAGCAAGTGGACAACGACCTCTTCACTTTGGGCAAGTCCTTTGGTGACGGTGACGGTTCTGACTGGACTAACAGTGCTACGTTTATTGTTAATTCAGGCGGTACTGGTGTTGAAGCTTATGCAGGCGCAGGTCCT